CATCCGTATAAGCACCAAATTGCTCAGAAAAACCTAAAGGTGTATCACTTGGTTTCTTTAACCAATGAAAACGTTTAAGTGTAGAATCTTCCTCAATAGGACCAACTACAATCTGTAACTCTTCGTGTTTAACGAATGATCGTTTAAGAAATGAAATCTCATCAATCGTAATATACGGTCTAGATGTTGCATCTTTGTCGGCCATTGTATAACCAATGTCCAACTTATCAAATTCTTGTTGACATGTTGTGTGTGTATAAAATTTACAATGTGGTTTGACAGACATAGCATTGTCATCACCATATGTACCTAAGCGAACATTTTTAGCAAATTTTTCGCGAATATTAGGCATCATTGCATAATATACATATCGCATCATAATAGAATTGCATACACTATTCAATTGAACAGTAATAAGGTTCCCTGATGGGTTCCCATTTGCAAATCTATATAAATCACCATCTACAAGAATATTTGGGTGTACAATATCAGATAATGCTCCTTTAACGAGTTTTAAATCTTCTTGTGACACTCCAGCGGCTTCATACCACCGCACCATAATTTGGGCGGCAGCCGCAGTAATCTGCGCAGCCATTCTGGTATCAAAGCCTGAAAAATCTCCGGCAATCATATTGGTTGTACTATATTCTGTTAAATAAGTATGGAAATCATCCCATTCCTTAGATAAAGGATTAATACCAACAAGACATTCGGTTACCTTCCAATGCTTCTTCATAAATTGCGGAATTCCCGCTAAAGCACGTCGTGAAGCAACGAAATTGGCAAAAGAACTACCATAAAATTTTCTTACTTTCTCTCTTGCTTTCGTGTCTGGTAATAACTCATTAACTTTGCTACTTGCTTTATAAATAGCTTCTGAGCGCAAACCGTTATTCCAACATTCGAGAGTTCGATCTACTTCCGCTTGAATATCAAAATTTTCATTGAATTCACGGGGAACTTGAACAAGGCTCTCGTCCATAACATCTCTCTTAAGACAATGTTTCTTAGATTTCATTATTGGAAATCCAGCCGATGTGTCATTTGGTAGACCACCTAGACCGAATTTACCAATTCCATCCATCGCTTCTTCTTGAGTATAAATGCGTAACATATCTTTAGCTTCAGGATCATCCTGTATAGCAACAAGAGTATGCTCAGCATAATCATTAATAGCTTTGAGAAGAATATCACCTTCATAATGTTGAACTGGATCGTGCAATTTATTAAGCGTTTTCATCGTTTTCGCTGTATCATTAGGCGAAGTTGGTGGACGATGTTTCCTCTCGCCAAGATTTTCAGTAATACCTTTAAATATAGTTTTCATATAAGGTGTTCTTGCTCGACTTGCCAACTTCTGTCCATCCTTCAAAACTTCTCCTAAGAAAGAAACAACAGTTTTTTGTTGTTGTCCATCTTCTCTTAAATATAAAGGCTTTGAATTTTGGATCGTAAAAGGTTGATCATACATATCAACTCTAAC